CTGTTTTGGGTGAGTAGGACTTCTTGTTCCACAGGGCCTGCCTGATGGCTTCCCCATCCTTTGCGATGAGGGCTTCGTTTGCGTCTTTGTATGGATGGGTCTTGGCTATGAACAGTCGATCGTGTGGAAACAAGCTCGCGCAGTCTTGTGCTGCTTGAATCCCAGCATCATCATTATCAAAGAGGAGGATGATCTCCTCAAAGCCCATGATCCACTTCAGTTGGTGTTGGAGGGCTTTCTTGGCTGCCTGTGCTCCATTGGGGAGGCTGACGACTGGCCAACTATTTCGAACCTGAAAGACACTCAGACAGTCGAACTCTCCTTCGGTGATTACAAGGGATTTACCTTGCCCCCAAAGTTGCTGACCAAAGAGTGTATGGTCTTCGTTCTTGCCTACCCAGCGAAAATCCTTCTCAACATCACGAGCTTTATACGCGAGGAGCTGTCCAGTTTGCGAGTAGTACGGGAACTGAACAACCTTTGAATCACGGTCAAGTCGAACATTGAATTTACGGCAGGTCTCTTCAAGAATGTTTCGTGTCCGAAGGGGAACAATTTCCCCAGAGAGTTCCATAATTGATCTGCGATGAGGCTTGTGAACATTGATGGAGTCTGAACCGGGTGCCCAGTGCCCGCAGGAGAAGCAATACGAATGGCCATCAGTGTAGAGGCTGTTCGCATCGCTACTCCCACAGGCTGGGCACGGTTCATGCCTTACGAATTCGGAGTCGGATTCTCGAACCATTCCAAGGGGATGTTGTAGGAAGGTGCCCACGGAAACCCATTCTTTTCTGCCCACATAGCGTAGGTAGTTTTGCTGGTTTTCGTGAGTGTATTTCGCGGCGCTTGGAACACCAGACGAATGTCTAGCTCCGGATGCTGCTGCTTGACGGCTAGCATCTTGCGTCGATCTTCCGGCTTGAAGTACCCCTTGGCTTCAAGAATTACCCCGTTGGGCAGTATGAAGTCAGGGGTGTATACAGCCGATAGGGTATAGTTGAGGTGAAGGCTTTCATACTCAAACTTGTACCCATTAAGCTCGAACCACCGGGCCAGCTTCTCCTCCAGTCGGGACCGGTACTTTGCCATCAGAACGGGAGTTCGTCGTCAGCATAGCCGGTAGGACCATCGCCTGGATCTTCGGAGGGTTCAAAACTTGGGCTATTAGACTTGAATCCAGCAACCTTACCAAAGAGAGTTGCCACTTCAGTTTCATCCAGCCCGCCGCTATCAGAACCTCCAGAACTAACCAGCTTGATGATCTGTGCGCCACGCACCTTAAAAGAGCAGCCAACCTTGGTGGCATAGACATAGGGACGAAGGTCAATGATGAGACGAACAGTTGTCCCTTTCCAAATCTGAGTTTCAAGATCGATGGGAATGCCATCGCTGTCTACCCAAGGGAACATGGGATTGCTGCTGTCACCACCATAGGAGTACTTGACTACACCCTCTTCATCCCACTTGGGAAGTTCTTCCGTGTAGCGCTTACCATTCTGCTTGTTCTTAGCAGCAGCAATTGCCTTCTCGTAGCCACGATCAAACTTAGCAAGATTCTCTTCGGGAATCCTAAAGGTGATCGAGCAGTTGTTGAATTTACCAGACGGCTTAAGGGCATTGATGTATCCCTCAAGGGTGGTCGTGATAATGAAACGGCCTTCAGACATGTTGGAGGTATGAAAGGTAAATGATGATGGTAGTGTGATTCAGTCTTCGGTGCTAAGGATGCCTCGCAGTTCGATGTCATCGATGGCCCCCTCAAGGTCATCTTCGAACAGCCCTTCGGTTACAGTCTTGTAACCATAATCATAGGCAGCAAGACAACCGTCAATGTTCAGACCCTTGGCTGCAGCAAGAATGAAGCTTGCATCTCCCAGCAGTTCACCAAGGTATCCAAAGAAGTCAACACCATGCTCGTTTTCTGTTTCCAGAAATTCTTCAAGCAGGTAACTCACAACGGACTCCTTGAACCCAGTCAGTTCAACGGCCTGAGCAATGATCTCTTGAGCTGGAACGTCAGTCATTTAGCAGAAGAAGTAGGACGATTCCTGAACATCATTGATATTCAGAGTGTTTTGCATGACAGTCTCATCGAACTCTACCCCAAGAGATTCAGCCCATTGTTGAAGGACTGGCTGGGAATAGATCTCAACAAACTTGTCACGGATCTGTGTGCCCATCTGATCCATATCGCAGGAACGACCCAACACACAGTCGTGGATGACAGTGAATGGGTATTCGCAATCCGCAAATACCAGATGAAGCAATGACGCATCCAAACTGTGAATCAGATTGGGACTAGCAGCAGTCTTGGCCTTGTTCAGATCAATCTGACGCTCTTCCCATTCCTTGTTCAACCATGTTTGAATCCGTTGACCAAGAAGCCTAGTTGACACAGGCTGAGATTCATTCTTACGGTACTCCTGAATGACATGAAATCCAGAAGGCGTGAACCATTCCAGTGTGCTAGAGCCTTCCTTGATCTTTGTTCCCGCAGTCTTTTGAATGAATGTCATAGAGGCACAAGGCCCAGCAAACACTTCTCGGACTGCAAAGCGGTAGACAGCCTTGACAATGGCTTGAAGTTCTCCTCTTTCCAGCTCCACCCCTTTGAGTTCTTGTCGGATGTAGTCTCTCGCACTGTTCTCAGTGACACCATAAGGCGTCGTCATCACGGTGCGTTTGGTCAGCTTCCGATTCATCAAGTGGTGGAGATGCTGTGGAAGAATCTCCTTTGCCTTCTCAGCAACAATAGCGTACCCATCAGATGGTTTGTCTGTTGGAACTACGTTGACCATCTCGGCTGCTGTTCTATCAAGAGCAAGAGCAGACAAGTGTTGAAGTCCAGAACAAGTAGCATCCACTGACACAGGAAGACCAGATGTCCTCTTGGTTTTATGGATGACACATTGGCTGTACTCCAAAGCTGCTGCTAAGAAACACCAGGGTTCCTCTGCTTGAGACCACTCCTCAACAGTACCTTCTGGGTCAGAAGCAATCAGATCAATGAGATCATGGTTGTTCCTTGTCCAGTCAATACGATCTTGCATTGTGGCCTTGTCCAGTCCATAGGTAGTAGCAACCTGAAAGGCTAACCACCACTCATTGACCGGACCCTCTTCTTGAAAGTAGATGAGGCTCTTGTCGAAGTCAGTCCCCTGTGGGCTGAGGCTTGTGGGAATTGGATAGCAACGTCCCCTAAAGTCAAACGACCAGGGGATCCAGAATACCTCCTGTTTGTACTTGTTGGCAACAAACACAGCCTCTGCTGTTCGATAGTTCTTCTGTGCCAGTGCTGAGTTCTTGTCCTCGATTTGAGTCCTAGCTCTGCGATATGCAAGCTTCTCCTCATCCGGGGCAGTCTCCCATGGTTCTGGCTTTGGCGGAGGCGGCGTAGGCTCCTCGGCTCGGAACTTCCCCACACTGATGCGGCGTTCCATACAGAAGTTGGCTATCTCCAGAACACGGCTGTTGATCCGGTACGGGACCCGCTGGAGGCGGTTGAGCATGGCGAGTGCTCGGCTTTCCCGTAGAAGCAAGCACCTTTTTTTGGGGATGCTGCTCCGGACCAGGCTGGTCAGCCTTCTCAGCTCGTTCGTAAGGTACCCTCCAGAGCTGTCCTGGGTCCAGTCGTTGGGTTCACACAGCATGGGCCACAGGCACGCTGCAAACGCCTCTGCACGCTCCATCAGGGCCTCCTTCATGCGAAGGAACTCTGGCTGGTAGACGACAAGCGTTTGGCTCTTGTGGGCCGAAGAGCGCACGACCCTGGTGGTGATCCATCCTGTGGCAGCTGCCAGGCGATCCATTAACCATCCACCAACCAACACCTTGACGGATGTGGGCCAGCGAGCGGCCTGGATGCCGTGCTTACGCATGGCAGCACGATACCGTTGGACCCGGTACGAATACCCCTTGTGTGCGTGGATGGTGCTGTGAGCAGACTCAAAGAGATCCTTATGTTTAGCACAAAATTGATCTAAGAGAATCTGATCAAAGACCAAGTTACCAATGTGATAGGTAACTGCAGCATAAGTAGGTTTCTCTAGTTTACGCTGACCAAGAACATCAAGGATGCCCTTTGCCGTAATAAGGGCCAACACAGCTGGATCACAATCTTTGATTGCCATCACTGCTGCTGCCTTGTCGGATGCCCAGCCCCTTGTAATGTGGCTTAGTTTGGTGGCTATCTCTTTGGTGATGGCCTCCAATCCACTATTGAGAAACGACGACCCATAAACAGTAGAGCTGGCATAACACCGATCCTCTGCTGTTCTTGTGCGTTCCCGAAGCCTATTAACGGCTTCTTGTCTGGCTTCAATCTCTCGATGAAACTGTCTGTCGAGTTGTTGACGGGTAGCCATAGGTGCCGGTTAAACTGCTTCGGTTGTTGGTCCCTGCTGTAGAAGTTGTCGCACCCTCCGAGTAATCAGAATGCTAGACACATACTTGATGAGGCTCTGTGTGGAGTCCATCTCCTCTTCTGCCCCCTCAATGCCGATCTGTGCTCGAAGTAGACGCTCTGGATGAACATCAGGCAGTTCGGTTGTTACACCCTCCTCATCAATTTCATGTGTAGACAGAACATCAGAGTGGAGATTAAGATGAGCACCAATGTCAATCAATTGATCAAGGGCTTGATGCAGAAGATCATAGAGACACTGCTCATACTGTTGTTGATTGGGGACTGAGTAGGCCATTGATTGTTGGGTATCGAGATGCTCGGTTGAATGCTTGATAGGCTAACATCTTAGCCAATCCCTTTTTGTTGAGGTAGCTGTATTGATGGATCTTATTGCGGATGGCTAGCCTTCTCAGCTGCCTCCAGGTAAGTACATCCATCAAGTGCTCGGCTAACTCTTCTGGGTTGGGCAGATGTTGGCGGCTTGTGAGTCGCAAAGCGGATTCGAAGTCCATTCAGGTTCCAGGTGGAGGGACAGACACAGAAGGGATTGTGACGGATTCAGTTCAGCGATAGAGGCAATGGCATGTGCTTTGTTGTAGGCCATAACACACCCACGAGTACCATCAGGGAAGTAGTATGTCCAGGGTTGTGTTTTCATTCTTGTCTTAGCAGCAACGGCAGCAGGTACACAAACGCCACCTTGAAGCACAGCTCAACCGCTGCACCAAGGGTGAGCAGCAGGGCGAGGGCGAGCAAGGCGTCAGCCATTGTCACCCTCCACCCCAGGCACCG